TTTTTTTATATTTACAACTTATTGTGCGTATACAGGGAATTTTGCACAAACAGTTTCAACTTTCGCTTTTACGTCAGCAATAACTTTTTCGTCACCTTTGCTGTCAATCACGTCAGCGATCCAACCAGCAAGTTCACGAACTTCAGCTTCACCGAAACCACGAGTTGTTACCGCTGGAGTACCGATACGGATACCAGAAGTCACGAATGGAGAACGTGGGTCATTTGGAACTGAGTTTTTGTTCACAGTAATGTGAGCAGCACCTAACCAAGCATCTGCATCTTTACCAGTTACATCTTGCTTGATTAAAGATAACAAGAACAAGTGGTTGTCTGTACCGCCAGAAACAACATCATAACCACGAGCGATGAATACTTCAGCCATAGCTTGAGCATTTTTCACAACTTGTTGTTGGTAAGCTTTGAAGTCATCAGACATAGCTTCTTTGAAGCAGATTGCTTTAGCAGCAATCGCATGCATTAATGGACCACCTTGGTTACCAGGGAATACAGCTGATTGAAGTTTTTTCTCGATTTCTTCATTCGCTTTCGCAAGGATTAAACCAGAACGTGGACCACGAAGTGTTTTGTGAGTCGTCGTCGTTGTTACGTCAGCAATTTGAACTGGGTTTGGATATACACCAGCAGCAACAAGACCTGCAACGTGAGCCATATCAACAAAAAGGTAAGCGCCAACTTTGTCCGCGATGTCACGGAAACGTTGCCAATCTACAACACGGCTATAAGCAGAGAAACCAGCAACGATCATACGTGGCTTGTGCTCTAACGCTAAACGTTCAACTTCTTCGTAATCGATCTCGCCAGTTTCAGCGTTTAGACCGTATTGAACTGCATTATAAGTTTTACCAGAGAAGCTTACTTTTGCACCGTGAGTCAAGTGACCACCGTGAGCCAAGCTCATACCTAAAACTGTATCGCCCGGGTTAAGAAGCGCTAAATAAACAGCAGAGTTAGCTTGTGAACCAGCGTGTGGTTGAACGTTTGCGTAATCTGCACCAAAAAGTTCTTTAGCACGATCAATCGCCATTTGCTCGATGATATCCACATACTCGCAACCGCCATAATAGCGTTTGCCTGGATAACCTTCTGCATATTTGTTCGTAAGTTTTGATCCTTGCGCTTCCATCACAGCAGGAGAGCAATAGTTTTCAGATGCAATTAACTCGATATGTGCTTCTTGACGCTCACCTTCAGAAGCAATTGCTTGAGCTAATTCTGGATCAAATTCAGAAATGGAAATATTGGCAAACATTAGCGGGGGTCCTATAAATTAGGGCTTTTAAGCCGTGCTAAGATTGCGGCATATTGTAGCATGAACTTTATAATTAAACAGAATGAAGTTAGCTCAGTTTTAAATAAAAATGGCTCAAGTTTTATAAAAAATGAGCCATTGTTTATAAATCAAATAAAAAGCTCGTTTAAAGCTTATATTTTAAATTTATCCATCGTTAATTTTAGCTTACAACAATATTAAAAAGTCTTTAAATATCAATAACTCTATTGAGCTGCCAGTAAAGACTGAACATTTCCAACAATATTATCTACATTACTGCTCATCACCGTGCCATGATCCCAGTTACCCGTCACATAGCTATTAATTTTAGTGCCTACGACAGTGGCATTAGATATCAAAATATCAGTAGCTACTTTTGGAACAGTTGTATCAGCTACCCCCTGATAAATAATAATCGGTGTCGTGACTTTTACTTGTAAGGGCTGCGAATCTTTATCTAAAAATGTTTTAACTAGCTGAACAGCCATAAAGTTAGGTTGTGTGCGTGTATACCCGTCCAGTGTTCCATTATGATCTGTAGCATACTTAGTCATACCCTCATAAAAGGCTCCATACAATGGTCCTGAACAAAGGTTTTCTGCTTGTGCGGCAATACTTGAAATTTGTGAAGTAAATACTTGTGAATAATTAAAGGCAGGTTGTGTGTTGCGAATGCCAGCTGTAACCAAAGCTGTATATGTATCAAGCTGTGCATAGGTTGCAATTTTAATATCTATCGGTGCATTCGCAACTTGCGCCTCTCCATCTACTAAAATACCCCCTAGATTAGAAGCAGGTGCTACCGCTACTGTACCTTTATAGTCTAGTTGTGCACGACTCGCATATTGTGCAGCACCTAATGCAGCATGCCCCCCTTGTGAATGTCCTACTGTTAACCATTTTTTTGAAGTTAATAAGTTACGCTGTAATAAATAATTGCGTGTTGCAACCACCGCATCTGTAATTGAAAAAGCCTCACTTTTAACATTTAAAAAAGGATGTATGCCTGGTGTACCTAAACCCTCATAGTCAGGTGCGACCACAACATAACCTGCGGCTAGTAATTTACTAATTAAATCTTTTGTACTTTCTGCTAAAGCTGCTTTACTTGGTGCGCAAGCATCTGCCACACCCGTAGTGCCATGGGCCCAAACCACAATTGGCCAACCGCCTACTGGTGGTGGAGTATTTGGTGTAAATACCAAACTGGTTGCCTGCACTTCTTGACCACTTTGACCCAACATTTTATAAGTCAAAATACTACTTTCTGCGGCAACTGTTCCTAAGTTGGTGCTTGTGTAAGCCTCGACCTTAACCACTGGATTTTGAATATTATTGGTTGGTGTCCCTGATGGATTAGTAGGAGCTGGGCCATCATCACTACTCCCTCCTCCACAAGCGACTAAAAATAAACTCGTGCTCAGAACGCTCGTCATTAATAGGTTCATTTTCATTGGTATATCTTCCCTTAAATTCCATTTTTGTTTTGCTTTAGTTTTTTAATCAACATTTCCTAATGTCTTAAAATATTTACGCCTAATCTTTATTTTCCGCAAGTTCTATTGGATGAAATCAATCTCAGAAAACTCTATTTTTAAAATAAATTAACGTTCTCGCTACTCTCAGGCCTCACTTCATGTTTTAAAGTGGGTAGCCAACTGTTAACATTCTTGATTACTCGTGATTGATTAAAGGGCCAGTTATGCAAACCATTATTTTAGATACAGAAACACATACACTAAATGGTTTGCCAATTGAAATTGCGTATGCCCCGATTGAGATTAATGCAGGCAAGCTCACCTTAGATAAAAGCAAATTATTTGATCAACTTTATCAGGTTGGTACACCTATCTCTTACGCGGCTATGGCAGTACACCATATATTAGAGTCAGATTTAGAAAACCAGCCCCACTATAAAACTTTTAAATTGCCAGAGACTACCACTTATATTATTGGTCACAATATTGATTACGATATTGCCGCGATTGCTCGTTGTGGTGTGGATGTGTCGAATATCAAACCGATTTGTACACTAGCTTTAGCGCGCAAAACTTGGCCTGATGCAGAAGCGCATAATATTTCTGCACTCATCTATATGATTTCTCAAGGCAGCAGTAAAGCTCGAGAATTGCTCAAAGGCGCACACCGTGCCGATGCAGATATTATTTTGACTGCTAATATTTTGATGCATATTGTCTATCATTTAAATATTCAAGACATTGAAGAGCTTTACCGAGTTTCTGAAGAAGCACGTATCCCTACGACTATTAATTTTGGTAAGCATAAAGGCACAGCAATTGCTGAACTTCCTAAAGACTATATTCAATGGTTATTACGCCAAGATGAACTTGACGTCTATTTACGTAAAGCGTTAGAAGGCGCATTTTAAAGTCTTAAATAGATGATATTCATCAATTCTTCATCATATTGTCATTCTTGAGTTTTATGGTTAACCCCATTTATATTTTATTAAAAACAGTACTGTTCAACTGAGAAAATTGAACAGTCTGATTTATTTTTTATTTGGGGAAAAATGATGGCTGGTTTTTATCGAACCAATTTAGGAAGAGTCGCGCTTCAACAACGCAACATTACTTTAAATGCAAAACAAAGACGTTTACTGCTATTAATAGATCACGAAGATTTTCAAAATTTAAATAGCGAATTTAAAAAACGTATTGCATCTCCAGAGCTTATTCAACAGCTTATCGACTTAAAACTCATTGCTCCTTCTGGCGAAAATTATTCAGAATTAAATGAACAAATATCTTTCCCACAATCATCCGTAACTGCAATAGAAGCTCATCAAAAAAATACTATTGATGATAATAAAAGTGGCGATATAGTTGGAGAAATTCAGGTTACTCAATCATCATCTTTTCAACTTTCACCTACTGAAATTACCCAGCCACCAATTCGAGTTCAACAGCTCTCTTTTGAAGAAATACAACAGTTGATGAAGCAAACCTTGAGTCAATATTGTGGGCTTATGGCAAAACCACTTATTCAGAAAATAGAGCAAATAAAAACGCTTCAAGAGCTTAAAGTGTGCCAAATGCAATGGATTACCAGCTTACAGGAGTCGCGTATTCCCTCTAATGAACTAGCACATACGCTTCATTCTATTAATTATTCAATTCAATTTATTCAACAACGCATCTAAAAAACAACAAGCTGCTGTTTAATTAAGCATTAAACTCACTTGTTACCTATTTCGTGCTTTACCTATTGGTGTTTTTTTCCTATGATGTGGCCCACACATGTGCGCTCGTAGCTCAGTTGGATAGAGTACAGGTTTCCGAAGCCTGGGGTCGTGGGTTCGATCCCCGCCGGGCGCACCAATTCATTATATAAAATCAATTACTTAACTATATTTTGGCGTAGATTTGGCGTAATGCGCTTTTTATCCACAGGTTTTGACCACTAAAATCATTTTACTCACCCCTTCTTTAAAAAATAATTTTATATTTTCTTAAGTACATTTTCCGACCAAATGCAACCCCCAACACGACATAACTTGACTCATCCTTGTTTATCCACAACTTTTTAAATTTGAATTTATTCAGGCTCAGCTCTACCATTTATTTTGAATTTGTAACGTTTTCAAGATAACCATGAAAGAGCGAATCTTTGCACTTGTCGATGTGAATAACTGCTATGTCAGTTGTGAGAGAGTTTTTCAGCCTGAACTGAATAATCGCCCCGTTATTGTCCTCAGCAATAATGATGGCTGTGCAGTGGCTAGATCGCAAGAAGCAAAGGATCTTGGAATTAAAATGGGTGTTCCCCTCTTTCAGATCAGAGACATTGTAGAAAGACATAATGTAGTAGTTCTATCAAGCAACTACAGTGTCTATGCCGAGATGAGCAAGCGGTTCATGGCTATCTTGCGAACATACGTTACAGAGAGCGAGCAAGAAGTTTATTCAATTGATGAGTGTTTCTTAGACCTAACAGCATATTTAAATAATTATGATCTAACCACCTACTGTCATGGCATGAAAGAAAGGATTTGGAAATGGATAGGCCTTCCAGTATGTATCGGGATTGGTAGATCAAAGACTGAAGCAAAGATTGCAAACCACATTGCAAAGAAGAATAAAGCATTTGATGGTGTATGTAATTTAGTTGCCATGGATCCTTGTAATAAAGAATCATATCTAGCATCAATTGATGTATCAGAAGTTTGGGGCGTTGGGAGGAAGCATTCTAAGAAGTTAGCAACCATGGGCATTAATACTGTTTTAGATTTGGCTATGGCCTGCCCTGAGTATATTCAGCAACAGTTTTCAGTAGTAATGAAGAGAACCGTTTATGAACTGCAAGGCATATCCTGCATTGAGATAGAACATTCACCGCCAAGCAAGAAGCAGATCATTTCATCTAAATCGTTTGGGCAAAAGGTTACTGAGCTTATAGATCTACAAGAAGCTGTTTCACTCTACATGCAAAATGCTGTGGTCCGGTTAAGAAAAGATAGATTGCTGTGCGGCTGTATTATTGTTTTTGCTCAATCAAATCCATTCGATAAACATAGGCCTTTCTTTAATAGATCGCTTTCATTGCCTATGAGTGTACCGACTGACAACGTGATGAGAATGGTACAAGTGGCAACATTCTTAATAAGACATCTATATGCGCGGGGAATTGAATATAAAAAATGCGGGGTGATTTTGACAGGCTTGGAGCCTAAAGATACCTTTAACTATGATCTTTTAACAGATTGGGATAAGGTAGAAAAAGACGAGAATTTAATGACTACCATCGAACAAGTAGTCGAGAAGTTTGGGAAGCATAAAATTGCTGTGGGTAGTTGTAGATTGCCTAACCGTAGCTGGTCTATGACTAGAGACAAACTAACGCAGAATTATTTTAGTTGGGAAGGCTTACCTAAGATTAATAAGTAGTTGGTTGACAAAACTCGGATTTAGCAATAAATCTTGGTTGACAAATCTTCATTTTCGCAATAACTACCTATTTTTAGCCCTGAACGCACTGCAAACAGACTGAAATGCTGACATTAGTTTGTATTGTGTGAGCTGTGCAACCTGAGAATAAGAGGCACAGCAATGTGATAATCGATGCAACTTTAGTACGCTTACACATATAAGTTACTTCTTTAAAAAGAGTACTCGCTCAGCTTCTCGGCGACGAACTAGACCTTTCATAACTTTACCGCCTGCCCTATTCCAGACAAGGAATTGGTCAGCAGCGCCTTGATAGTCGCCTTTATTGAGCTTCTTTAATAAGGTTGAATTATTAAAAGCACCCGAGCCTATGTTGTATGTCAGCGATACCAATGCATCAAATTGATTTTGAGTTAAAGGCACTGTCACAGATTCATTTACTGTCTTTTCAAACTTGGCCAAGTCGTGTTTGAAGTAGGCTTTAGCTTGCTCAGGTGTGCAAGTGTCACCTTGCTTAACCTTCACGCCATTAGGATAAACTGTGGTGCCAGTACCAATGGTCCAAACCCCTACACCATCATCGTAAGCTTTGAATCGTGTGCCTTCAAATCCTGAGATTAGGTCAACACCAACATCACTTGTAGTCATGCCAGAAGGCGCAAGTTTATCGACCACCTTGTTTAAATCATCTACTTGCGCTTGTGTAAGCCTACCGCCTGCAATCACTCGGGCAGCGTCGAAGAATGGTTTAGTGCTCATACCCCACCACCTGTAATATCATTTTTTGCTTTCTTAACTTCTTTAATAACTTCAACAATCGTTTTACCTTCTTGTTTATCAATGAAGTTAAATATCCAGCGTACTAATGCCCATCCGGGAATACCGCAGATAAAAAAGAAGCCACCAAGTGCAATCATTCCCCAAACATCTGTAATCCATTCATGGAGACCCCACCTCACAATAATGAATGAACCACCTGCAAGACTTGAAACAACTGTACAGATCAAACCCACTGCCCATTCTTGCGGTGAGCGTGGCATACGTGTCATCAATACAACTGCTGCAACTAAAGCGACCGCCAATGTCACCATAATTGCCGCCCCATAAAATTTTAAAAGTGCTGTTAAACCGCTAGTGGAAACTGGTTCCATTTATTTCTCCAGATTTTTTGGCAATAAAAAAGCCCTAACTTATTAAAAGCTAGGGCTTGTAGTGGTTTGGTGGGTAATTAATAAAGATTAAAGTAAAAGCTCAGCCAAATATCTGCTAAAGCTTCAGCTGTCATCACTGTGTCAGAATCTACAGACTCTTGTGTGAAGCGTTTAAACCCGAAAATCGGGACATTACTGACTTCGCCCTTTTCTTCAAGATCAAGCTGCTTAAACATCTCGCTAACAGCATTAATCCCTGAATTTGACTTTGTGAATAAAAATGGTGCCGTCATAAATGCAAGAGTATTACGCCCACCGCGTCTAGACTCAGCTTGATTTGACTGCAAATCTTTCGGCATACCATTTCCATTAATGTTTGCTAAAAGCCAAGATTGCACATCAATCGTGTTTTCATAGTTCATCAACTTGTTACCGATGACATAGCTATATATTGCAAACGCATGATAATGCAGCCAGATTGTCTGTGTGTAACGTGCAGACTTTGCATCATTGATGTAGTTTTTACAGATTTGATAATTTGAATGAACATTTGTGAGTAAATTATCAATCACGGTCTTAATACTGTTATCTGTATCAAGACCCATTTTATAAGCCAGTGCTAATACACGATAACCCGCAAGAATGATATTACCTGCACCAACATCAGAACCCGACCCGACATTTCCGATTCCACCTTTACTGTTGTAATAGATTACAAATTCAGTGGCCAGCGGTTGAATTAGCGCCTTTAACGCATCGACTTTTACTGTGTCTCCATTTTTAAGATAGTAAAAATAAAGCCACTGCAAAGCTGGAATCGTATTACGAGTCCCAAACGATAATGAAAAAGTTCCGTTCTTCCACGCAGTACCCAAATTAGAACCGAATCGCGCACTTGTTGAAGCAATAAACTGTGTGTAAATTTCATCAATAGAACCGCTGTTGAATGCTAGTGCTGAAACAATTTTTGCAGCATACATCTTAAGCGTGTCATTTGAGGCTGGCGCATAGAAGTCTTCCCACCATTCGTCTGCACCGCTTACATATTCAGCCATTCGACTGAGTATAGCTCTACGTGTCACAGCAATACGCTGTCCAGTGCCTAAAAATCCAGTGGTCTGATTGTAAGCTCTATCGCATATTGATTTTGGATCAGTAAGATTTGACTTAAGATCAATCAAAAAGCCGTGAACAAACGCCCAATTTTTTTCATAATCCCACAGGTTTGCAGAATCACTTGTCGGTTCTTGAGTGAAACCAATTCGACACTGATAATAAGATGTTGTGAGTACTTGGCCTAAATACATGTCACGAATCGGTCCGTATGCTACAGTGTCACCGCGGTTGTTATCACCGTGATAATAAAGCGGAAGAATGTTCACTGTGCCGTTTTTGCTATATGTGAGAGTACGATAGAAATCAGAAAGCGATGCAGCAACAGGATTTGTAGAACCTGCATTTGACGTCACGTCTGAGTTATAAATCTCGCCCATTAAGCCGCAAATGTCTTTTCCGTCTACTTGATTCACGCAGATAATTGCAGTCTCAATCTTTACTTTTCCAGCTTTGAATATTTTTGTTCTAGTCCGCGCTTTAAGCTGATTTGCAGCTAACGTAGAAACAGCTTGATTGTAGACAACCGTTTCAACTTCAACAAAATTATCTCCGCTGTTAACAAGCTTAATACTTGCATCTCCAGCAAAGACATAAGAGGCTAGGTCAAAAGCACGGATTCTTGTGCTGTATTTAATGTTGTGTGTAGTAGAGCCATTTACAATTGACTTCAGATAATAACTATTATCTTTAGTGAAATAGTATGTGAAGCCATCAAAATCAATTGAGTACCGATTATTTACAGAATCAAATACAAGTTCAGGTTTAATTGAATCACGAACAACTTGCTGATATGCACGAACAACATAACTTTTCTTCTCATTAATTGCTAATGAGTCATAAATTACAATTGTGCCTGATCTTAATGAGCCATCTGCATAAAAACCCGTGGACTTATCAAAACGGTGATTCACGTGATATTCATCACCAAATTGACATTCATACTCATTGCCGGATTCATCTAAAACAATTAAGTGCTCGTTGCTTGCAACTTCACCGTAATTAAAATTTACTTTTAATTCAATCGGCTGGTTAGTTAAAGCAACACCTGTGCTGTTTTTCACATCTGCGATATACTGCTTAAAGTCAAGATTTGTCACATCAAGCACCTTCGACTTTTCAAGTACATAAGTTTCTAAAGTAGATGTATGATTACCAGTGAAATTGACTATTAAAGAACCCTTGTTCAAAAGAATCTCGTCAATGTTCTTTGTTAAAGTTGAGCTTCTTTGAATTGCAAAGATGTCTGATTGAGCGATGCGTGGAATTAGATAACCATCTGCTGCTTGTGCATTGTTTGGCAAACCAGCGGCTGTCAACACAGATGTCGGCACGTAGAATTGCAAATATCCACCGCCATGACTCGATATTGCAATGCCCGTAGCTGACTCTAGATTGACTTGAGTGCGGCTTTCAAAGATAGCGTTTTTATCAAAAACATTATACTTATCAATTGCCTTATCAAATGCATACGCATAATACTGATACTGAATACGCCAGCCATTTGTTCCCGCAACAACAACTTTAGTAAAGTCAGCACTATTCATGCTCAATTTTGACCAAAGGTCTGTTTGAATATTATTCGATACAGACTCATTCGGTAAAAGAACAATAGATGCTGAGTTTTCGGAATTGTTATCAATAGACACAGTTAACTTGCTAGTTTCACTTGTATTTTTTACATTTTTGATGAGCATTTTACTGACTTCTTTTAATAAAATACTTGTATCAGACGTTATCGTTTTATCTAGTTTAATTAGAGAAGCTAACATTGATTCCAAAAGTGGGGATGTTTTTAAATTAACGTAGCTCTTCGCCTGATCTAGTGCGCTTGACCCCTCATCAATCCAAGCAGTGCCATTCCACTTATAAAGTTTTTTCGTGTCGAAAGCATAACCGACTGATGGATTAACTGTTGGAACGGTAGCTAATAGCTCGGCTTCAGTGCTGTAAGCTTTCCAACCACCAGTTTCCATAAGGATTCTGACAAGTTTCGCAAGTGTTGGATAAATCTTCCCCAAACGAGTTAAAACATCTTCACTATCTAAACCACTAATAAATTTTTGCAAACTCTCAGCGTCTAAACCTGCATCCACAAGCTGCTGTCTAGTAACGATCTCATCAGCCATTGCCTTTTCTCCAAGCATAAAAAAGCCCCGATAAAGGGGCTTGGATTTCTGTTAATTAATTAAATAAAGTCATGGTCACGCTCATAGAATCGTGCATCGTAATTTGATGCTTTCAGCGTGTTAGTCATTTGAGTTTGAGGGGTAAGTTCTTCAAGCATGAATGCCTGCGCTTCTGTTTGATCAGCACGAACCAAAGTGTAGAGTGTTTTAACGTATCGATCGTCGCTCACAACAAGCGGTTGTACTGGTGGTCGGCTAAGAACTACATGATACTTATCAACACCTGCCGTACATGGCACCACATCTACAGTGGCATTCGATATTTGTAAGTGAATAAAGTAATCACTACCTACATCAAATGTGCATGGCTGCGATGTTTGGATAATCAATCCGTCTACCGCTTCAACTTCACCGTCTTGGGTCTCAACCAAAGTGTTGTCGGCAACTAAAATACGGTCATTACGAATAAGAAGTTCAGACTCATCAAGAACTTCCACTTCACAGGACATGTATTTGTATCGGAGCTTATTCCATTCACGCCATGCCCGAACTTTTGCTTGCGCTTCATTACGAATGCCTGTTGTTGTGATCTTCAAAGGATTCTTAGGCGTGATGTCTTCAGGAATGATGTACTTCACACGTGCATCATCCACATCTGAAGTGTACTCAAGCTCTACCCCGTCATAGTCTTTCTGCACACCAAATGTATAAGAGCGCTTTTCTGTTAAAGGTACTTTGTTTCGGTGGTTGAAAAGTAAGACAGCATTTTCTTGTGGCTGCTCAAACTTGAGACGGGTTAGACTTCCGAACCGATACGGCTCACAGAAAGCAGAACTAGCGACCATTCCCGCGATTTCTTCAAAGCTAAGATTGTCATCATCAATGGTGTAATTGAACTCAGACATGAGGTCTGAACCGAAATAAGCATTAACTTTGGCAATCTCTGCATTGATTTGTGCAATGTCTACTTCTTCACTTGTTCGACGACCAATGTGCTCATCTAAAGCCAAATTAATGAGTGCCTGACCTGCTGAACGTGTGACCTGTAAAGGCCCTGTGCCATTAAGCGGTAGTTTGCGATTCACTAAACAGTTCAGCTTGCGTTCTTTGATGCTTAGGGCGCCATCGGTAGCAACTGTTCGAGAACGCAATACAGTCACATTGTTGTAAATATCTTTATCCGAGATAGAAAACCCAAACACATCTTTAATTTTGACATCTGCACGTGCATTTGAATCATCATTTGTCAAACGTGCAACACGGAATCGGAATGAGCCAGTAAACGGAAATCAACGGTGACCGACTTACCAAACTGCGTGAGCTTCCTATCAAAAATATAGAACTCATTTGAATAAATCGCTCCGAACGGTACGTTATTATTGTCGATCTGCTGATATTCAATTTTGATGCGGCTTGGGTGAGCATCTTGCCGACCAGAACGTGACTGCCAATACAAACCTTGCGGATACACAAGATTGTAAAACAGGCCAGTGGCATCATTTTTGGCAATATTAAACCACCCCACCCACTTGTTAGTTGAACCATCTAAACGCACTAAAACGTCTTGGCCAGTGGTGTTTTGGTTTGACAGCGTTGATAGCTTGTCCCATTCATTATTTACAGATGATGGTGGTGCAAGCGTGATCGTATCTGCTGTAATTGTCGCAATCGTATAAGAACCATCAAGATTAATACCTTGAGTGTTTTTATTTAAAAGTGCTCCAGATGTAAGCGTATAGTCATCATTCACATACTGCCAATTTGAGTTCACTGTGTTTGGGTTTGACAAAACAATCTCATAATGAAAACCACCTGAAATGGCAGTTTTAGTAATGCCTGAAATGACATACTGACCAGACAAGTCTCGCTTGGTCACAGTTGTTTCTGGCGGATCACCCGATGTTGTAGAGATATCAACAAGCGCCCCTGTTAGTAACAAACCTTTGAATGTGTTCTCATTGGCAATATTGGTTGTAGATTCAATGATGACTGAACCCGAACTTGTCACCATGATTTCGCCTGATAGCATCACATCAAGCACACCATATCTAGCATTATAAATGGCAACAATATCGTTAGTAGTAAACAATGTAGTGAAATCAATTGTTGAACCAGATGTCTTAATTAGATTTGGGTATTGAAAGTAAATCAGGCTTGACTCAATTTTTTGATCATTTGGGTATTGCAGAGTTTGGCCATTGATTGCGCTTGATTTGATTACAGATAATGGTGGCTCGGTGAAAGCCTCTCCAACTTGATATGTTGGAATTCCATTCACAATGGATACATCTGGATCATAAATTGAGACACTAACCCCATCAATCCCTGAAACCTCAGTTGTGCCATCTCGACAATCTTTAATTTGATAGTAACCTCGACCAATCACCATCAAGCAATATTCAATCTCTTTGCCTGTTGCATCGTCAAAATAAGTGTATGGTTGCGCAATGAGATCAGGATAAGAGCGAACTCGACCAAAAATATCTGGAATACGTCCATTTAATCGAGCTTGGTTAGAGCGTTGTGCTAGTTCATTATTTGATGAACCTACAGTTGGCGCCTGTGGCTTCGGCATAGTTAAAACAGTGTAGAGACTATAAGCAGTAGTCGCAGCTACAATCGCATAAAATACCCACATAGCTAGCGAGATAGGCTCTGCTGGCTCTATCACTACAAAGAAGTTACCTTCAAGAGTTTGAATATGCTCAAGTTGTGCATTAATTCTTTTTGGATGGTTGGGAGTGACATCACAAGCTTCCGCCATCTGATTGTGATAAATCTTTGCGTTTTCTGGCCATACATCAAACTGCTGATAGATATATGCTAAAACATCCTCCACATCAGCTTCTGACCATGTAGATCGATCATAAACATTAGGAACGATGATGACTTTTTTCAAACTCATTTATAAAACCTCGTTTCCCGAAAGTTCATGGAAATAATTTCAAGTGGAACGTACTGCACACCACGACCCGTTAAGTGCAAAACCTTATCGCAATAAAAAAGCCCAACATGTGTTGAGCTTCTTTTGCCATTCGTAAAAAATACAATGCATGGGGAAATGGGTTCCTTTAGTTTCTTGAAGCTACCCTTTCCATTTAAAAACCGTTCTAGTCGTTTTTTAAGATCTCGACCTGTAACTTCCTTCCATGCTTCACATAAGAACTCATTGCAGGTGTAATCCTTGGTCCAGACTCGGTTATGTAAGTGGTCTAGATTCATATCATGCCCCGCAAAAGTGGGAATCGCTCTAATGAGTAAATCTCACCTGTCTTTACGCTATTAAGCTCTGGCGCTTGTGCATCAAAAGTACAGTTGCCAGAGCCATCTTTAGATAGAGTGGCGACCTCTAATGTCTGTAAAGAAACCATTGGGGCAGTTAGATCATCATCTCGGTATAACCGCCACTTAACGGATGGTCTAACTTTCCAGTTGGTGCCTAACCGAGCAGAAACAACTGATTTAATTAGCTCATCGTCTACATCAGCAATGGTTAGGCTTAGCTTTTGGTCTAGGTCATTCGTGACTGTAGATCGCTGAATTGACATAGGTTGATATTCATAAGGAACATCCGGCCCTGTGGCTTCATGCTTAACTGTCACACCTTCTGTATCATTTTTGACGAATCGGAAAGGCTCAGTAAAATCTGGATGCGAAATCTCAACGCATTCCAACGGCACCACACCACTGCTTGAGTTAAGAAAGAAGGATGTATAGTCAGGCATCTAAATACCCTCCATGGCTCTTGGCAGATCGTCATTCACCAGTTCTTCGAGTGGATTTACCAATTCTGCTAAATCCCGCCCACCATTCCCAGTCTCAACAATGATCTTATTAAGTTCAGAGTCTACTATTGGCTTAACGCGTAACTGAGCAGTAACTGTATAAACTGGACCTTGCATGCTTGTGAGTTGGAAGCTATCTGGAACAAATAAGCATTCGTATGGCTTAAACTCAGGTCCGTTTACCCGAAGTGAAGCATTAAATCTTTGACCAGGAGTCTCAGACCAAACGTTATAGAACGCATCAAGATATTGAAATCCAGCTTCAAGTACCTTCCATTGAACACTAACAGTGTGAAAACTATTTTTACTCAGCCTTCTATTACGTGGTGCTCCACCGTCTAACTCCTGAGAAACTACCCCACTCTGGAATGCGACAGAATAGCCTTCTTGTGTTGAGCAATATTTTAATGTGTTCATATAGGCCTCATAAAAAAACCGACCTCATTTAGGGTCGGTTTAAATATTTAGTTTCATTACATTTTCCAAAGATATGTACAGATAATCAAAGTGATAAGGATCGCAACAAAGCGCCATGCTTTCATCTCATTCATTTCCTTTAGACACCAATAAATTAATTTGATAAAATCTTCCATATAGATTGTATATCTCCTTAATCTTGCTCTGGTTAAGTTGTAAAAAAACCCCGATGCGTCAACATCGGGGTTTTTGCTTTTTCAGGATTTTAAATCCTTCAATTTTTTAGTTCATCCTGCGGTTTTTCCGCATTCAGAAATAGAAAAAGCCGCCCATAGGCAGCTCTTCGCTTGTTCTCTCTTATACGTCCTACTTCTAACGGCTTTTCTTAAATGCCATTGAAAGTTCTTCTCTTATATGTGTACTTCTAATTAGGTACTTTACTCATCAGCAGGCTTGCCCTGACAAAATTCAACAAGGCTTAAAGTTGAGATATCAGACACACGGATCTGAATACTTAATGGTCTGCCCGCAGCAGGGAACAATTTTGAATTTTGAATATATTTTGCATCTTTAAGGTACAAAAAATGTTCTTTAAGTGAGTCTGGAAATTTAATTTCCTCACCATCATCTAACTTTTTAATTATCTCTTCTCTTGGCTCTTTAATATGGGAATAAAAGAATTCCTTCCAGAGTGAATTTTCTTCGAGTTCGAAAAATTCTTCTTCACTGATTGCAGTGCCAGTAATTACGCTGCCACCAACCCCGACTGTTACATAGTAATCTGGGTAAGATTCATTTCGATGTGCATTTTCTGAAATTGCTTTTATCAATAAATTAGTATCATTTCTACTCATTCTTCTTTCCCATAAATTTTAATCAAGAAGATTAGAATCTATCAAAGAATAAATTTAATAGCCACCGAAGTGGCTACCAATTATTGACGCCTAGGAGTTGCATTGTAGTTTTGCTTGAATGCCTTGCTGATTCTGCTATTTGGGTTTTGAATTCCCTGTAGGAAAACCTGCTCCGCAACCTCCCCAGCAATCTGTCTAATGCGAACATCTAAAGAACCATCGTCATTCTGAGTTACCTCAGCAGTCTGACCGGGTAAGTTATAAATGTTCACAATAGGTTGATTAGATGATTTCTGATCTAGACTCTGCCCTGAGTTAATGGCATTCAATGTATCTACACCGACTCGTTTAGTTGCAGCAGCATTCAATACATATTCTTGACCATGAACCACACCAGCAACATCACTACGCCCCATGTTTCCTGTGTAGCCGCCTGTGGCGAAACCAACATCAGCAATTGCCCTAATATTACTGAGTATGGTGGCACCTTGTGCTGCAACTTGAGCCAAGACAGGGATATTTGCAGGGAAACCCAAGCCCATAGCTTTTGAAATTCCCTTTTGAATTTCAATACCTGCAACGGCAATTGCATAAGCTTTATCTGCTGCAAACATGATTTTATAAGCTTTGGATTGCTCCCCAAACATTGACCCAAACATTGAAGTTAAAGACCCAATAGCTTGCTGACCATATGCAAGGTCTAATGCTAATTTTTTGTCTTTATAATCTTGTTTGATTTTTAAAAGAGCAGCCTCATGTTCATCAGCAGAGATAAGTTCATATTTCCTTGCATCTTCAAGCACCTTTGCTTGCCC